AAGTCAGTTCCGGTGCCTCGTTCAGTCTCGATGGTAAATACGTCGGCGGTGTTTTTCCAACCCAACGAAGCAAATTCGCTGTCTGTTGTCGTATTGTAAATGCGATACTCTTGAATATCTGTTCCAGACTTCTGGGCGAGGATGGCGTCGGCGTCCCTTTTTAAGGTTATGTCAGTCCCGCCCGTGCTGCTCCCAAAACTTACTTTCTGTGTTCCGAAGTAGATGCCGTCTCGTCGAAAGAATAATTTACTTCCTCCCGCATGGACTAGATGGAAACCATTACTGTCAAAAGCAATGCCAATCGTTGTCGCTCCGCTTGCAGAGATAAGGGCCGGCGCACCAACATCATAGACAGGAAGTTTAAGCTGGTTGTTCGCAAAGGTCAGGTTTGTTTCTGCGTCTAACTCTGTAGTTGTATCCCCAATCGTCACAAGTTCGTTTGCGGTTGCGCTATTAAGTGCGGTGATTACACCGCCACCGCCGGCCGAGGTTGTCGTTGAAATTGTTGACATGTTTTCACGCTCCTACGCAAGTTGAGTAACGCGCACTTCCTGGTTGCCCGTATTGGACAGGCCATAAAACTTCAGGCCAGTACCACAGTTAATGGATTTATCCGTTCCATTCCGCAACACCATGACATCAAGGGCAGTTCCCTCACCGGATCCAAAATCCCCCGAAGCGGGGGCAGCATCCCCCGACTTCTGAACGATGATTTTCACATCCTCGCTTCCAAGGTTCTGAAACTCAATAACCTTGCGGTTATCGAGCTGGGTTCCATCAAGGCTGGATACCCCGGAACCAACGGTGAAACCATCGTGGCGGGCATCTGAGCGGGCAATGCTATTATCGGGTGGCGCCCCTACAAAACCACCATCTGTTGCTCCATTATCGTCTTCTACAAAACGTAACATCGCGCATCCCTCTCACTGCCCCCCGAGATTTATACTTCCCAGGGAAACATGGCCCGGCCAATGATCGGCTGCCTTGTTCCCGATCCCAGCTTGAGGGGCGACTCGCTGAGACTCCTGACGTGTTGCTTAAGGCGTCCTACTTCCCTTTCGTAGCGAGCGAACCAGCGCTGCGAACGAGCTGCTGCCGCCTGGTTGTTTAAGTCTAATCCTCCGATTTCTGCAATAGCATAATAAGCTGGCAAAATATGAAAATCCTCCGGCAGGTTAGGGATGTTATCATCCACGGTGCCACCGGTCTTACTTAATAAGTCTTCGGCATTACTAACAGCACTTGGCACGACTGCGATATAGCAATCAATGTTTTTATCGGCAGCAGTTGGCTTCGGATATACAATGAGTGTATTCATGCCTCGCGTGGCAAATATTTGAGGTGTTGAGCCTTCACGCTGGTAAAACTTGGCATCATGAGCCTGGAGCCGTGTCCTGGTAGAATCCGTCAATGCGTTACCATCAAATAATACTGCTTTTACTGTTACTACATCATTGTCCAGTGTATACTCGAGTTGGTTGGCAACGCTCGTGATCGTCTGTTTGCGTTCAAAGCAGTGCGTTCGACGCGCCAGGTCACGATAACCATTGTCCAGCTCCGCGTTAATATCTTCATTGCGGAAGGCTGTTTCAGACGGCTCTTTGAGTTTTAGTCGAACGTAGGCCCGGAGTTCCCCGCGATTCATTCGGCCTGCTCCTGTTCGGATCGGCGACTACGCGCCGTGGATTTCTTTGTCTTGGTCTTTTTCTTTGCAGCCTTTTTCTTTCTCTTAGGTGCAACAGCTTCCGCTATCGGTTCCTCAACAGCTGGTTCTTCTCGTTCAAACTGGTCGCCAATAGACAGGTTAGCCATGATCTCATCTTTGCCAGGCACAAGGAACTTCTCGCCATCCTCCCCTAGCATTTCAATAGGAGCATGAAGTTCATTGGGATCCCCCGGCAATGCCGTGTGCATCTCTTCGGCTTCCGGGGCGGGCGGAACAGGCACGCGCATTACGTTCTTCGTGTTATCTCCTGTTACTACGTCTGCATAAGGCGTTTGCGTGAATTCCGAGGGGGACTCGGGAGAACTTTCCGTGCCCACAGCCTGGGCGGCTGACGGCGCACCCAATATTTCTGTTACGTCCGTGAATGGTGTTCCCTGGTAATGCGGGGTTTTCTCGGGTGGTGTTGCGTCAAGTCGCCGAGTTACCGCTAGCTGCAATAGTCGCTGCTTATCTACGTGATTGAGCATTTCCCCTCCTTCAGCATACTGATGCTGCCCGCCGGCTTTTTACAGACCGGCGGGCGTTCAGATCGCGCTCGCTTATCCGTAATATATGTCAACGACGCCAGACGCCTTGCTGGCTTTCCACAAGATATTCGTGCCGTCAGTGGAAACGAGACTCGTAGTATTTATCGCGCTGTCTCCAGTAGCATTGTTGCCAATCAGGATAACCCAACGGGGCGCCATTCCAGCGCCGTCATGCCCCTTGAGCCCGTGCACCAAGGTGTTGGTGGCGAAAGCTGTGCCACTCGCAGTCACTTGCTTGTATTCGCTAAGAATAATTGGTAATGGACCGATAGCCATTTACCATACCTCCTTCAATGTGAATTTCTCGAAATAGGAACCGACTATTACTGCTTACTGAGACGATCCTCAGTCATTACGGCGTAACGCCGGTTTGCCGTGCGAAGCTCTTGCGGCGATTGACGGTTATGTTCCCCATGAAGGAAACGAGAGCCGCCTGGTACTTGGCGTTAGGTGGCCGCTGCATTTCGGTGGTCTTGAAGTCCCAATCCGGGTGATACCGAAGTGCCATGTTCTTTGTGGTCAGGAAGTCGATGGTCTGGGCGGCCTGGAGCTCGTCCCATACAACGGGGATGCCGCGTATGGTGAAGTTCTCGAATCCGGCGTCGGCCAGTTTTGCGTCTTTGTCCACATAGCGCTGTTGGCCTTGAAGGGTGTTTGCCAGCGAGTCCCATATAAGTCCCGTCGTAACGATAAGGTCGGGGCGATTGGGAGCTTTCGTGGCGTTCGTGATCGAATTGCCGATGACTTTAAGGGTTACAGCACCAACGCTGCCTGTCAGAGAGCCTGGCTTCCACCATGTATAGGTGCCAGGTGCGATACCGCCCAGGGTAATGGTGTTGGAGTTGATTGCAGCAAGACCAATCAAGTCCTTGCCGGAGTTCCCCGTGCCGTCTGCAAACAGCTGGGTTGCAATCTCTTCTTGCAATGAACCCTCGGCTTGGGTGATTTTCGACTGCATGAGGTTGATGACCGCTTGTTCCCCTTTGTTCTCGGCAAGTTCACGGTCACTGATAACGACAGACCCGGAAACCTCTTTCCAGAGATAGCCGGCAGCGCCGATCCCCTCTTGTGGGGTAACGCTTATGGTTTCATACGGGTCATGAGACTTGACAGTGGCGTTCTTTCCGAACAGGAGCGGTTCCAAAATGAACACGCCGCCTGGTGCGGGAAGATAACGCCCGCTTTCTTTGATCTTTGTCAGAATAACGCTGGACGCGAATATGTTGTCCGTAAGTGTCTTTTCGGCATATCGAGCCAGCGTAGTTGTGAATAGGGCCGTATAATCGCTAAAGCCCAACGTAGCTGGTGTAGTAGGCATCTATTTCACCTTTTACTCCCTATTGGATTTCGTGTCTTTCGACTGGTCCGCGTTCAAACTGGTAAGCTAATTCCTAATTCCCGTTTTGCGGCTGCAAAAGCGTCCTCTACAGAATTGATGGCAGGCTCATGTCGAACATTGTGTGCGGCCTGAGAGGCCGGACTTGTAGCACGACGTTTTCCCCGCAAGTTGGCCTGAGCCATATCGACGCCACGGGCCTCCGCGTTCTCGAAGTTCACAATGCGGAAGGCTTTCTCGGGATCGGTGATACCGGAAACTTCCATTTCCTTCAATACGGAAGCCTCATTGAAGTTCCCATATTTCTTGCGCACATCTCCCAGGGCATCTTCAAGGACTTGATCTGCCTGGTTATCCCGCAGGGACGAGATTTCATTCAAGGTTGTCGATAACTGGCGTTGTGTTGCTTGCTGTTGATCCCAAAGCATCCGCTCGGTATCAGTCGCAAACTCCATTTCAGGCGGGAGCGCTGCCGCAACAGGCTCTTCCCCTTCCCCCAGCTGATTGGCGATGAACTCCAAGACTTCTTTGGCCTGAGCCGGATTAGTCTTGGAAAGCTCATTGATGTTATCCGCCCACGACAGCCGTGCTTTTTCCTCGGCAAGCTCGCGTCGAGTGTCGGCAATCTCCTGGGACTTTTGAGTATAATCCCGGTAAAGTGCCTGGCCCTGGTCGCCTAATGCTGCCGGATCGACCTGGCTTAGATCGAACGCCGCCTCTTCGGGCGTTTGCTCGCCTGCGGCATCATACTCGAACGGTGCATCAGTGGCACCCATGGGTGTCTGTCCGCCGAGAATGTCTTCTGACATGTGTAACGCCTCCTTACATTTGATTGCTTCGCAACGCGCACTGAGCCCCTGGAGGCTGCACGCATCGTTTATTTATTATTGTGTTCGGCGTTGGACAACGGATGGCTGGGTTTCCCCCTGACCAACCGCTATCTGCCTGTCTTTATAAAGTTTGTAAACCATGGCTGGGTCACCCGGGTACGCATCCAGAAGATCACTCAAGTACTGGATGTCATCCACTCGGCCTACCCTATTCACCCGTTCCTGCATTTGAGATGCTTCTATCTGTTTTCTATAGTCTGCGGCTGATTGAGCTGGCTGGCTTTTTTTCTGCCCGCCAAATAATTTATTAACCAGCTCATACGCTCCCAGGAGGCCACCTATCCCCATGGTTCCACCACGGGACTGTTGTTGCTGAGGCATCCCTCGAAAATCCTTCCACCGTTGCCTTTGCTGGTTCAATTTTTTTTGGCCCAAAGGCGTATTGAAGCCAGGCGGCAGGCTTGGGTGCATGGAACGGGACTCTATCTCAAGGATCCTATTTTGCAGATGCCACCGGTTAGGGTCAGTCGGTGGCATATTCCTCAGCCTGGTTTGCATGTCGAATAACTGGTTGCCCTCTGCAAAACCGCGATCATCATTTGGCATGAAAATCTCCTATTTATTGTTTTTCGTGCGCCGACGTTTTACTGCCCCGACAACCTTAGAATCCTTTTTGAGTTTGGGCTTGGATGGCGTTACCGTCTTTCTTGTTTCTATCGTCATACCGGGCTTCCATGTGTCGGCTGACTGCTCTTTTCCCCACTCCTCCAGGTCCTGACGATATGATTTTCTGCCTTTCTGCGTATCCGGGTAATGATCGGGGTCGGGTTTCTTCCCCTCGACACGCGCATCAATCCTTTTCATGTCCTGCGTGGCATCACGATGCTTCACTTGAGCAGGGTAAAGCCTGGACATAGGTTCTTCTGTCGTAATTTTCCCCATAATACGACCAGTAGGGACTCTTCCGAGCCGTCGCAACACACTCCTGTCTACGGTGGGTTGGCCACCGCCAGAAAAACGCCTTGGTTCTTCGATGGGTCCTTTATACTTTCCCTTTGCCATTACTCGCCTCCCCCCATCCGCCTGCGGACCGCGTCAATCATGAGAGGCGCAGCAGCCTGGGCGGCTGCATAATTATCGGCAACTGGTTCTCGCCCTGCTCCGGGTTCAGCCATCGGTTCAACTGGCATATCCCCTTCCATGGCTTCCGGCTCATACATCTGAATGACATTCATAATCTCGGCTTCGTATTGGCGGCCCTCGGGGCTTTCAGGCTCCCATCGTTCCACAATACCAATCAAATCACTTAAAACGTCTGCGATAGGCATTATCTCTCCACCCTCAATTTTCGGCGACGAATCGCCTTCATTATGTTCCGTTTTGGAACCTTGATTGCCTTCTTTCTTGTTTTCGCGTTTTTAGGTTTACGCCCCGAAGGGTCCCGCGACGGGCGCTCCTGGGGCTGCGCCCCCTTGAGGAAGAGGTCCAACTGGCCCGCCAGGCCCGCCTCCAGATTCTCCATTCCCCTCACCTTGTCCCATTCCAGCTAGAAGTTCTTCTATCCCACCGGCGCCACCCGGCGGCTGTGCCATGGCGTCCATAATTTCATCAACTTCGTTTGGCCGCAAGTCAAATGTTCTGAGGGCACGGCGAACGATTGGGTCCAGGTGCGGCGGTATCGGCACAGGGATCTGAGCGAGATAGCCAGTAAGCGTAAGCATATCGGCCCGCTCCTGAGCGCGATCCTGAAACGCAGTCGAACCCGTTACAATATCTATTTCCGAGTTTTCCGGGAGTTCAGACGGTTTAATGGCCACCATGGACTGCCCGTTCGGCAGTACGATTTCCAATACCAGGGGTTGATCCTGAAACCTGCGGAGCACATGATATAATTTCTCCGCGTTACGCTTCAGGAACCTCTCGTATACCTGCTGATCATCTTCGGCCCGCACCCCGCCCTGCATGGCAATCTGCTGAACTTCGGTTGCCGTGCGTTTTGTTCCCAGGGGCGTGCCGCGCTTAAAGTCATTGACTCCTATAATTTCATCAAAGTCAATGCGGCTCTGGAATTCTATGTGACGATGTTCCGTGTTCATATTGGGCATGTGGAGCGGACGTGCGGCATCTTCCATCGGGCCCTGGTATTCACCGTCCACTTCTACGGCTACATCTGTTGAGCCGGCTTCGAGCGCTTTCTCCCCCCTGGGGGACAGCGCACCCTGCTTGGTAAGCAAGCGGGGTAAAGCGCGGCCAGCATGAGTAACAGAAAGACTGCGTAGCTTATTGATCTCGAGCTGCTGGTTTTCCACGCTTTCCGGGTCACTAATACCATAAAACATGTCGGGCACAATGATATTGGGCAGGATCTCGAACGGGAAGAAGTCGTCAAATCCAAACGGATCTTCCTCAATCATCAGCACCAGGTCATTCGGTGCTTCCGGCACAATCATGTGAACGCCAGTCTGACGGTCCCAATAGTCATAAATAACTGCATAGCCAGGTCTGGTGGAGCTTTTCCGGGCTACTGACTGCTTTGGATCAGCCAGGTTCGCAGGGCTTAACAACCGGGGCATTTCCGTGGCAGTTGGAACAACCTTGTCAACATGCTCCCACTCCGTATTCTGCTGCAACTCTTCTATGGGAATATAAAGAACTTCGGCGCACCAGCGGGCATGTTTCAGGTTGGGGCGCGTAAGATCCAGGTCAGTCAGAAAGCGACCAGGACTCACACGGGAAAGACGGGGCTCGTCAACCCGGATCATCCCATCCTGTTCTTCCAGCCACCAGCCGATGCGGGAAATACCATAACCGAAAAGGCGTCGGTCAAGGTCCAACAGGCGTATTTCGTCCTGCGCCTGAATCCTGCGCCAGGTGGACTTCATCAGTTCGCGGACCTTGAGCTCTTCTTCCTCCCGGCTATCGTCGTCACAACCAGGACAACGCACATAGAACTCGGGATCCTGGAAGCCAAGGGTTGCCACCTTAATGTGGATGGATGGCATGATGCGGTTGACGACAACGAGATCAACGTCGGGAAGGTCGCCCTTTGCAGAAGCGCCTGGAGGAGTGCCCCAATGATTACCGGTGTAATATTGGAGCATCCGGCGGTAAATACCCTTTAGCGTGGTATTGTAATACCGCAGGGCGCCGTCAATGCGGCCTCGCACTCTATGAATGTAGTCTTGTCGCGTTCTAAGTTTCTCTGTGTCAGCCACCGTGAATTCACGTGCTTCCTGCCCCCAGCATCTGCTCGTCCTGCCCCAATTACGCTATCTTATTGTCCAATAAAACGCCCCATCGTAAATCCTAAGAGCCAAATTCCTACTGCCCCCAAAATCGACCAGAAAAAATGAATGGCACAACGGCTATGTTCTTGATTGCAGCACTTCTTCATCCACACACACTCCCCAAAATGGCCTGGGCAACTCCCAGGTTATCAGCATGAGCTTCAATTAGGGGGGAACGCATCCTCTTCCCTGGGGGGAACACCTGGGGCCAGTTGAGAATCATTCTCAACTGGAGATTCCAGGGGCCGCACCCATCTTTCTTGTTTCGCGTCCCACTTGCGCTCGTAATATTTCCTGCCGTCTTTTGATTGTTCGTCCACACCATACCAAAACTGAAAATAACCTTGTTTCAAGTCCACCGTCCACCTTTCCAGGGCGTAAACTCCCCTGACTTGCGTTTTGCGGCAATTAACTCTTCGTCCTCGGGTTGAACAAGGTCAGATCGCTCTACCCGGAACGAACGCGGAACCTGGATTGTCATGCTCCTGTAGTTCTGGACTCTCTCCAGCGCTCCACCGCAATTGCAAGTCTGGACGGTGTTACGGTCACGACACTGCAACAACCTTTCGTCATTTGCCTGACATTGACGGCATACGAATTCGTAATTTGGCACTAAGCTGAATCTCCATTGTTTTTATTCCAATTTTTATTCCATATGTCCGAAACCTTTTCATAATCTTTCCGTTCCAGTTGGGGCTGATATGCCGTTGGATTTAAACGCCCCATACATTTCGGACACCTGGGAAGGGCATACCATGTTTCAGTGGAAAAACTATAAATTTGCATCGTTTTCAGGCAGGTTTCGCACCATGTTTCAATAAGGGGTCGTGCTACCACCTTATTGTTAAAGTTTTCCACCTCGGCTTCTGCGAAAATTTCAACAAGTGGACGACCTGGTTGCCGGTCCGTATCACTTTTTGGCTTCCACATGTGCTTTCCGCCTCCCTGTCTGGATGCCCGCAATATTGTCGCTTAATTGGCTCAATCTGGTTTCCCATGCAGGTGTATTACCTTTATGACCTTTTTATCAATGCGGAACGCTGAAACTGCACCTATCTTGCGCGAATCATAAGATTCGAGCCAGTTGTCGCCAAATAACAGAACCTCATTATTGTAGTGATTGAATACCGCAATACGCTTAACCCAATACTCTTCCTGCCCATCAGTGTCCTTTACGTGAACAGACACAATGTCGCCGGTCTGAAGTTCATCTACTTCCTGGACCCACCGATAAATAATAAGGTCATACCGGTCATGGAGTGTGGGCTCCATCGAACGCCCGTTCCCCATTGTGTAAGTAATGTGAAACTGCTGGCTATAAGCCCAGATAGCGATGAAAACCGTGACCAGGAACAAGCCTCTCCAAACATTTATCGCTGGCCACCGGTATTGCCGAAATAATCTACACCACCTGATCTCCGTTACAAGCAGAGTGAAAATTATAGCAAAAACAGTCAGGACAAGCAATACACCCATGACTGATGATGCCGAATCCGCAATAATACCCTCGACAAGTTTTGCGATAAGTCTTGCAATGTATGGCCCCGTAACATCCATAAGGACTGCCTATGAAAAGTAAGATCCGAAGGGCCACCAGGAGTCGCCCGTTAGCCACCGGGCGAAAACAACAACGACCCAACACATGCCCGTTAGTGTGCCCATGATGAGAAGCATCATAACAAGCGATACGAATACCATTAAAGCGCGTTCGAGTCCTGTCACTTTTGGTGGCTCCATCAGGAAAATACGCTTTCCTTTCATGAAAGGGCGTCTTGCACCTAATCGGCGGCGTCTGTTAGGCCCAACCAGCATATCCGCTCTCCCCTGTAATTATGTGTGGAGGGCTGCGCGAGGCAACCGCTCCACACTGACGCACCGGGGCAGGCAAGCGTCCTAAATCAATCGGTGAATACGTGATTGCACCATGTCAAGTGCCGCCTTCAGGCAACGGTGTGCTTTGGATTTTGAGATGCCCAGACCGGCATAACCAGTTTCTATCAACCCATCAGCCATCTCCCTGACCGTGTAACCCAACATGTGTGCATCGAATACTTTTCTTTCCAGGTTGGACATTTTACCCCGTGCCTGGTCAATCGCCACCCGGTATAACGCCTCGGACTCCACATCGAGCGTCTCCGTATCGGGCTTTAAGTCCAAATCCGCAGGTGCTACCGGCTCTTCCACCAGGACGAGCGCGGGGCGCAGGGCGTCCGAGTCATGAAATCCTGCCGTAATTGAAGGCTTTGCGTCCTTTTCTGACTCCCGCATTGGTTAATCCTTGTGCGGCGATGGTTTCCCTAACAGCCCAGGGAAACCATCCCGCATGCGGACATAACTTACTCCCCAACATTGCCAGCACTTGAGCTCCACCCACCCCTGATAGCGCTCTGATATGTCCGAATGATAACGCGCTTTCTTGCGACACCAGCAACAGATCATAATGGGGCTAGTGGCCATGCCCTATCAGGAACCGCCGTTTGGTTTTCGTTGCTGACATTTTCTTGAAATGAGCTGTTGTCATGAATTCGGGTTCCTGAACCTGTTTATCCTTTTGACGGGTGTGTTTACGCATCTGCCATGCAATAGCCAGGGCGATCACCCGGTCATCCGTCATGCCCTGTGGTGCTCCTGTGCTCCCATTTGGATAATGCTGGTAAGATAAGGCTTCATGTTGCAAAATATCGCTATGTATTGTCAAAAAAGAGCGTCTTATTGCCTCTTCCAACTCATCAATCATTATGGGTTTGCTTGCAGAACTTGTCAACCAACCGACCAGCCCCGCCCGCATGCGTTTTTTCTGCGTTTCCCTGGGAATTTCATAATACAAACCCTTGGTGCCCAGCTGGCGTAGGCGTAGTAGGACGGCATGTCCGTGATTCTGCCGTTCCACCCCCAATTTCCCCTGGTAACACTTCGTTACAGCATGAATTCGCTCTGCAAACTGGTCAGGTTCCCAGTGTCCCGCCATTTCCAGGACTTGCTCCCCCGACTGGCTGTCAATTACTTCTAAAGCGCTGTAATCGCCGTGCGCCAGGCCCTCCGCAGGGTCGGCACCTAATAAATAATATCGTTCGGAACGGTGACGGCGGGGTGCCTGCCAGATACGCAGGCCATCCATCCCCCGTAAGGCTTTTGGCCAGTGTATCGGATCCAATTCCGGGCGTTCTGTGGGTAACAGGTAGTCGGAACTGAATACGGGGCGGCCACTCTGTACAAAGGCTTCCACATCGTCACGGGGATAATTCTGATGTAGCTGGTGGGTGGAGTATTCACGTGTCATACTCCCATACCAGTCATCATCCCGGTCCGGGCGTTGCCACCATGGGAAAAATATCGGACTGAATCCGTTTTTTCCGGTTTTGGCGTCCAGGTAGGTGGTGTGGTAGAAATTACCCATACCGTTGGCAGTGCTTACGCTTACTAACTGCCCCCCTGCGTCTATAGTAGGCTTTACAGCGGCGAAATTAGCCTCTGCATAGGGGTGAAAAGCGTGCTCGTCACATACTACCACCGTGGCGGTATACCCAATACCTGCATCTTCTGTGCTCGGTAAAGCTATAATGCGAGAATTGTTAGGGAATAGCAACTGGGTCTGACTGCTGGCAAGGGGGGGGAGGGTGTGCGCCTCATCCATCCGCATGGCCTCCTTCACCTTCCGCAGGAACTCTACCGCCTCTCTCTCCCCTTTGCTCATCAATAACACTAGGCTACTGGGCTGGAACCTCGCCACCCACAACGCATAAGCCGCCAGCGCCGTACTCACTCCAAGCTGCCTAGCTTTCAAAATACTTATCAACCGCTCGCCTTGCAGGGCAGTTGCTAGCGTCTGCTGACAGGGCCACGGCTTGAACTCAGCATGTTTCACCAAGTAGGTGCTGAACTCGCGCCTACAGGCATCCTCGCACTGCGGAGCGTCCGTGTGTGCTGTCGCTCGGAGTCTGTACGCACTCGCCCACAACTGTCTCGGCAGTGTCTCCGAAGTATGCGACACAAAGCGGCTGGCCGGATTCATTCTGTGGCTCCCAAAACGTGCTTGAAAACGTGCTTGAAAACTTCGCTTTTTTGATCTCTCCTGGCGTATTCTAAAAGCCTTGATTTACAAGGGTTTCAGACGATTTTTTAAAAAAGCCGGTACCTGTTAAAATCGGCTTGAAATTCTGTCTGTTTAGGGTGCAATCGCCCAGGAATGGGGGGACCAAAATTTTATTCGTTATGCTGCTCTTTTGTGAGCTCCAGTGCTGGCAGCGCTCCAACCACGTCGATAATCGACGCGGGGCCGATTTCGTCGCCAGAATCAGGCGGAAGCTGTTCAAGGCTTAGGGAAATCTGTGACTTGTCTGCGTAGACGTCTTTCCTCCTGCCTTTCAGAAAAAATGTGACCGCCCAGTGTTTACCTTTCAGCGCTTCCCGCAACAGAACATTTTCAACATCGTCAATTATCTCATCATCTGCTAGCGCAAACTCATCGCGGAATTGAGAATCGTTGAGCCATGTATAGTAGGTCTGCCTGCTGACTCCGGCAACCTTGCAGGCATATTTGATGACGCCACAGGTTTTGTACGACGCGATAAAATCGTTTTGGGCTCGCCTGCGTGCGTCGAGGGATAGCCTGATGCTCGAACGCCTCTTGTGCTTGACGTGTACTTGAGTGACAAGGAACGGAGACAGGGAACGGAGAAAGGACGGGAGCAAACGGAGCGCAACACAGTGAACTTGTTTTGCGGTTCGCGTGTGTAAACATAGTTCAAGTTTGTGTCCGTCAACTATTAATATATTATAGCGAAAGCGGGGCGAGCTGTCCCAGACCCTGACAGAATGGACCGTCATTCTGTCAATAGCAGGAACTGGGAAACTGTGCTATCAGAAAACAGTCACAGTCTGGGACAGGATCAGCAGTTAGCACTATAATTAATTATAGTTGTCATCGTAGTTGGCCTGTGCTTGACGTGTAGTTGACTTGTACTTTGCTCGCGCTCACTCAGTTAGTAACTTTAGTAACTAGGGGAGTAATAATAAATGCGACGGCAGAAAAAGCCAACGGCGTCAATTATCCTCCTTGCGTCTGACTTGCACATAGGCGAGCGCACTTGTGTGCCCGGACTCCACGACTATAATTCCTTCGTCGCATCTCATCGCCTCGACCAGCTCCCCGCGAAGCTCGATGAGTTCAAGCGCGATCTGTCGGGGCTCGATGTTGACGAGCTGCTCATAGCGTTTCTCGGCGATGTTGTGGACGGCGTACAGATTTACCCAACACAATCGCACGAGCAGGAAATAACAGATGCGTCAGCACAGGCCGAACGGTTCGCAGAAATTACAGCGCCTTTCATTGAGTCAGCGGCTAGAATTTTTAAGAGCGTTCGCGTGGTTGGAATAGTTGGCAACCACGGACGCAAAGGCAGGTTTAGGGCAGAGACTGACAGCGACGACAGACAGGCATACTCATGTTTAAAAAACGAACTAACCCACAAGCGAATAACGTTCGCGTTGGGCGGAGATCTATTGCACAGGATCGAGCGCGTCAAGGGAAAAAAAATATTATTTCATCACGGTCACGACATTAAGGGCAGCGGATCATGGCAGTCAATAGAAAAGAAAGTGAGCGCGTGGCATGATCAAAGAATTTTCGGGCCAAAGCTCGGAGCGTTTGACATCTGCTGTATTGGTCATTTCCACCGACTCGGACACATTGAAATTCTGTCGGGCTCCGCCGCAATTTTTTTGAATGGCACGCTTGTAACTGGCGACATGTTCGCGCCGCGCGTGATGGGGCAGGGCTCCACGTGCGCTTGGTGGGCCATCGCCGTCAGTGACGCTAAACAAAACGCAATCACCTCGCGCCGCATCGCACTACTAGACTAAACCCCACGTAAACCCCCACGCAAACCCCGACGTATCTCTATTTGTATGTGTCTATTGACATAATGTATATGGCGCGCAACAATCTAAGCATCACTATAAAGGAGGTGCTCAGATGACACGGAAACACTATGAGATAATCGCAGAGACGATACGCCGTTCCGTAGATGTCCCCGATCAACCCCACGCCGCGAAAACACTTGACGCAACCTTCTTCGTTGAACAATTGAGCTCAGAGCTGAAACGCGAAAACGCGCGTTTTAACTCTGAACGTTTTCGCGATGCGTGCGGCCTCGATCCCAAATAAACCAAAACGTTGTGGGGAGCTCCGCAGAGCTCCCCAAAGGAGGCGGTTGCAGCATGGGCAGGATTAGACAGATCGGACGACTGGATTCGCGGATGATGTATCGATTTGATGTGTGCGACGACGGGCCACGAGGACGTGGCGGGTGGAATTACGTTTTAACATTCTGTTGCAGCGAAGATAGCTCGGCATCGCCTGGCTCAGATTTCTGGACGACGGACGTGGTATTCTCTAATCAGGACTTCGCGCCGCTCAACAACCGCGAGGATTACGAATGTCTCTGGGAGACGGGTGACGAGCCACTCGGCGAAGAGGGGCCGGGGGAACTAGAGGATTATGGCATTTGGTTGCGGCACTCGCTCGACGCAGAACGCGCGTCTCTAGTGCCAGACCTCGTAGACGCATTTTACCGCCACTAAATCCAAGTTGGGGCGGCTTCGGTCGCCCCAGTTTGCTTAACCTCTGCCACTGGGCAGAGGTCAGGCAAGCCGAAAGAAGAGGGGGTGAAACCGAGACAAGTCAAACAACAAACAGGGGGAGAAGATGAAGGAACAGATGTCAATTGAGGAAATAGCACGGCCCCCAAGCACTTAAGGAGCGTGAATAGGGATGGCACATAAGCGGAACTGGAATTGGAAGCGAATAGAGGCTGGCGAGTATGTTTCGGGCAATGGCAAGTTCACGATTGTGTCGTATCGCAGCAGCGTGACGTGTCACTATGCGTCGAACGGGCGCCGCTACGTGGGGCAACACAGACCGCGCGGCCCCGTTTGGTGGTTGTGGGGGCACATTCCTTCGATGAAGTCTCATGGATTTGAGTGCGGCGACCCGCATAGAACACGACGCGCGGCAATCGCGGAACTTGAGTCGGAAATCGCCTCACGCCCAGAGTGGTTTCCAAGCGAGGACATCCCCCAATTTTGCGGCGAGTAGAAATAAACGAGGTGGGCGTTGGCTGTGAGGGTCAACGCCCATCCAGGGAGAGTGAACAGAATGGCATTGAAAAATTGGACGGAGCGAGAACGGCAGTACGAATCGGATATCACAGAGCGATTGTCGAGATTGTCGCGAAAACTATACGGACTGGGGGTCGGCACAAAACAGGCAGCGGTCATCCTGGCTCGCGACGAGTGGGACGACCACTGGCCCACCGCTGCGCCGAGTCGCGGCGCGCGTTACGGCTACGTCTACGATGGTGGCGTGGTGGAAAGCGGCGACCCACAACTGGCAGCAAATGGCTACTACAATATCGACGACGAGGCGATGGTGTTGGTCTGCGACGTGTCGAGAAACCACTATGATAAGTTTCCGCCATGCTGTCAGGCATTCGGCGGCGGGGAGAGTGAATAGAATGAATTTGGCATACTTTCGTGAAATCGGCACAGTGTGGATTCTTTCGCTGGTGGTCGGGTTCGGTCTCGGCTATCTCTACCGCTACTGCACAGCACGGGAGGTGAATTAGTTGTGTCGCGCACAAACGCCTGGGCGATCATCGCCACGGGCCTTGTGCGACAGGGGGTTCAAAATCTAAAGCAGAAAAACGGGGTGAACATGGGCTTGGCAGGATGGCATGATTTAGCTATTTTCGGTGCGATCTTTTGCGGTTCAGTGCTGTTTGCTGGTGCGCTGTTATCGATACTTAAAGGGGGCAAATAATGATCGACTCAAACACACGTGGACACAAATTGCTGACAAGAGAAATAGAGAAAACGTTGCCCGGGCTCGGCGCGACAGACGGCGGCGGCTTTGACACAATTGCTCGCGTTAAATTTTTCACGCCGGACGGCGCGTGGACGTGGCTGGCAACAGAGTATGACCCGAAGGAACAGCTATTTTTTGGCTATGTGCTCGGACTGGAAAGCGAATGGGGGTATTTTCAACTCGATGAGCTCGATGCGGTCCGGGGCCAGCTCGGGCTACCAGTCGAGCGCGATTGTCATTTCATCCCAAGTCCCGTGGGGGAATTGATTTAGATGACACGCGAATATTACGATGACAATTATGGCGTCTGGACGGATATGGAGGATGAGGAAACCCGGGAATTTTACAGGGATGTGCAAAAGCGTTCTGTCACGAAAAAATGCGACGGATGTAACCGGACGGTCAAAATTTTGCCCGATTACGCATATTGCAACAACTGTGCAGAGATGGTCGAGCACGGTCTAGATCCGAGCGAATACTCGTCGGGAGGCTAACATGATGAAACCCCAAGGGCGGCGAGGAACAACAGCAGCCCTTGGGGGGCTGAAACGGGGGGGCCAAAATTTAGAAAGGAGGACGAACATGCAGGAATTATGGGTCATTGAGCATCGCGTTGGCGAGAGGTTCGAGGTAATAGAGAGTATCGGAACAGCTGACGAGACATTTCTAGCTGTCTACCGCAACGAGGATGAGGCACGCAGTCACATAGATTTGCACATCGAGGATTCGTGCGAGGCGCTCAAGTCGGGAGACATAGACGAGTCCTATGACGCAGACGATTTTCGCCCAGCACTGCTCGCAGATTGCACGCTGTCGTCTGACCTCGCCGAGCGCCTCGACGGGACGGATGCGCTCAGCGTTCCACATGTATTTGTCGCGAAAGAGGCGCAGACATACATGGCGGTCGAGTTTAAAAGCACAACGTATCGTGAATACCGAGTGACAGATGGTGACGGTAATTTTACTCAGGGGGGAGTGAAATAATGGCACACGAAAACTCTTATCTGGAGCAACTGGTCGCTGACAAAACGACACTCGTTAGGGATATTTCAGTGTTGCTGGAAGCCGTCGCACTGCTCCGGGAAGCGGTCTGGGAAGCCGAGAGCGATGATGGGCTCCAGCTCTGGTTAGCCAATGAGGACGAGCAGTACGATGACACCACAGTCCTGGGACGCGCTCGGGAATTCGTTGGCAACACGGACAAATACAATGCCATCTTCATCCTTCAAAAAGCGATTGATAGGGAGGTGAAATAGGATGGTTGACGGCTTGGATCGCACTAAGACGATCAAGGACGGCCACCTGCCTATTGAGAAACGGAGGGAGGAGTGAATAATGCCTAAGTATTCAGTATTGATACACGTGAAGTCAGAGGTGGAATATCTAGTCTACGCTGACGACGAGGACTCGGCGGAGACAACAGCTGAGAATGAGTTCGCTAGCGACTGCTTGGCCTCGGGGACAGAGCAATGGCGGGCAGGTAAGCAACACGCTCTGCTTCAAGACGGCGACAGGTATCTAGGCACACGGCTGGTGGACACCGAGGTTGCCAGTGTCGAGCTAGAAGGCGTCGGGCATTTTGGCCTCGACGAACGTGGCGGGCATCTACCCAATGACATGAAAGAGAGGGAAGCGCTGATAGGACATTTTCCACAGTACCCGGAGGTGAAATAGATGGCATACAAACTGGTTGACCTTGAAGATCAGAATCGTGAGGCTATTCCACTCACTCATGAAACGATTGAGGGAGCTACCGACGAGGCACTACAAATACTAGGGTGGGGAATCTTCAATGACAAGGATGAGGATGAGGTGTTCGACAAGGCTCTTGACGTTGCCGGAAAAGGGGGGAGTGAATGATGACAACGAAGCGCAAGCAAGTGCTTGAAAACGCGATCAGCCAACTGCGTGCAGTGCGCCGACTGGTCGAGCACGGATGGACGCAACATGAGTATGCGAGAGACACCGATGGCAAGGGTTTATTCTGGTTGCCGCAGTGCGGAAAGTTCCACTCGGTTCTGGCAGGGCCAAGCACGATTGACGGCGAGCGATTCGTTTCTCCGGTCGAATTCTGCGCCGTGGGAGCGTTCCTGCAAGTGTGCCGGGGGAGCGGGAAGGAGGACGACGATGAAGAGTCAGGGAGCTACCACAAACCCAATTCGCCGGCGTTCACGTTGTTCCGCAAACAGCTCTGCATCGACGACAATCACCTGCGCTGGGTTGGTGATGTGGTGAGTTGGAACGACAATAAGTCGCGATGCAAAGCTGACGTTCTAAACGCGATTGACGACGCAATCTTGAGCGCAGAGGAGGAGACAGATGCTAATTGAAAAGGACGTGATCTCAATACACTGTAGCGAGTTCGGAACGTATCATCCAGACCCCAATGCGGAAATTGCCTGGACGATTAACGATGTGCGTGGCTTTCTGGACGTTGGCCCGCAGTGCGATAAGTGCGGAGCGTGTGAGTGCGAGAGCGATGCGCCAATGACGGGTAAGCCCTGCGAACAGGGGGGACCGGATGTGGAGTGCGTCGGGCTGTCATTTGCTTACGTGTGTCTCGACGGAGGCGAGGCTCTGTGCGAGGATTGTGCGAGCGAAGAGGATCTAAGAGTCACGGCATGTTCGTGTGGGCAGGACAACAAGGAGAAAGATAATAATGAGTGATGATATATATGGTGGATATTTTCGTGAATACCAGCGTCAGTGGGAATCAGATTTGCCGTCGGGCGAGGAATTGAAAGACTCAATTATAGACGCAGAGAAAATAGTCGGCGGGCAAAAGGCGTGGCTCCTCTGGTGCGAAGATCACGGATTTAACGCAGACGTTGACAGCCAACAGTCATACGATCAGTTGTTAGAGTATGTCGGTGACAGTGAAGAGGCGTCACGTGGGCATCATGACGATTCCCGAAGCGACGAGCTCCGAGGCACATGATGGTATTGACGGGCAGTCATGCGTGATTATAATTTATGCAGGCAAGGAGGTGGAAGAATGAAAATTAACAGTGAGATAAAGCGGGCCAGACGGAGCATGGGGCTGTCGCAAGGTGCGCTCGCCCGGCGGCTCGGGGTACATACGTCATTAATCTCACACTGGGAGCTGGAACGACGCACACCTAGGCGATCAAACGTGCAGAAGCTCGCATTGGAGTTCCCTCCGCTCTCGGTCTTTCTGACCATGAGCGAGGCGCAGGCATTGCTGGAGAAACGATGAAACGCAAAGTGAACCGTGGGCCAACCAGATATGTGACGCACGATGTTGATATAGCATCCGTGCTCTCAGCTCTTGGACAAGAGCTGATCGAGGTTAGTTGCACCAAGAAAAAAGGCCCACGGGCAATATTCGCAAACAAGAGCACGTGCGACAAGCTCGTATTGCAGTATCGTGCCAGCGAGGGAAGAGAGCCGAAAGGGGCGAAGGACGGAGGGATTGAACTGGCATACGACAAATACGTTCAGCACCTAAATGCCATGACGCGACGATTCAAAGAGGAGGCGAGTAAATGAGCGAGCAACCTTCCTTTACCACGCCGTGCGGAGCAACAATTGAGGCATCGCCTCAAATGATAGAATACGTTTCCGCGATGGTTGAGTTCGTGGATAATGTTGACAAAATCCCGAGCAAGGAACTCCAAAAACACATGTGCATCGAGTGGTATGCCCAGGCGGAGCACCAGCTCGATTGTGAAAAATGCCAGCAGCTGATAAAGGAGCATGAGGCACAGGGAGAGGAGAAGGAGAATGATGCAAAACGAGGCGGAAGGAGACTTGAAGCACTGTTGCAAACAGCGGAAATTGACAAATTGGAAAAGATGTCCAACCGCATTGCAGATCTAGCAAAGGAATGTGAGTTTTACTTCATGCGCTTTCGAGAGCAGCAGGAGAAAACGAATGTGCGTATAGCTGAGCTAACAAATAGAATAGACGACTTGGCACTCCGCGATCTGGAGAAGTCCAAATCGTCCAGATTTAGACTTGGAATTGTAAGTAAACGCGATCAAGCAGCCACCCTACCTTTAGTTGCTGCGGGCGAGGGGGATGAAGAGTGCAATAGCTGGGTACGAGTTCAGAAAGACAAGAAGGAAAAACAAGAACAAGGGCAATCATGACAAGACGTATAGTCTGTTTTATAATGAAAGTGAGAAGGAGGTGAAGAGTTGAGAGAGCACACGCCGGGGCCATGGAAAGTCAAGGAGCGGGATGGACGCTTTGCCATCGTGGACGCAAGCGGATACGGTCTGGCACAGGTCGCGGAGCCAAGCGAAACCATATACCCGTTCAAGGTCGGCACACGAACGGAGGAAGGGAACGCACACATGATGTCTGCATCGTGCGAACTGTTTGATGCCCTGATAGCGTTTGTGAACGCCGGGGACGACATGGGCGAAAAGAAACTTGCAATGTCGAAGGCAATAAGCGCAGTAGCCAAGGCACAGGGCAACGATGTGTGCCAGGAGTGCGGCGAACGTCGTGATGAACGCACGCAAAACCACATGAAGTGCCAGTATTGCAGTTATGCTTGAAAAGCCTAGATTTTGAAGTGGGTCGATGGCGTTGGGTTTCTTTCTAGGCTCCCGGCAATCATACATCGGCCCTCTTGAGGAGGAGCGAGATGGCGGCAACAGAGATAGTGAAAGTTGAAGGGATTCCAAGGGAAGAGGAAACGGAACTAACGATAGTGCCCATCGACGTTGAGCAAGCTGATAAGCGAGCCGTTGCGGAGCTTGAGTTGGCTACGAGAATGAGCAAACGCATTATTGACGTTGTGAAGCGAGCAGACTTGGCGGTCCAAATTCGTGGGTCGCAACAATCGCATCTGAAGGTGGAGGCATGGGTGACGCTTGCGAGAATGATGGGGCTCACGCCGGACATACAGGAGTGTCGCTACGAGGAAAGGACGACAGAATCCGGCGATAGGATTTACGGCTATATTAGCATAGCGCGTTTACTTGACCAGAATTCGCGTGCTCTCAGCCATTCTCAAGCCGAATGTTGGTCGGACGAAAGGAATTGGGCAAGGCGTGATCGTTTTCAGCTGGCGAGCATGAGTCAGACCAGAGCAATTTCTAAAAGCTGTCGCAATTCCTTGGCCCACATCGTTGTTTTCGCCGGATTTTCCGGGACTCCGGCAGATGAAATGACTGACGATACCATCCGTGGACGCCTGGGAGAACCGGAACCGGCATGGGAGACTCCTGCTCCTACTCCCCAAGCCCCTGCCCCCGGCCTAAATGGCAGGGGAAGCAAGTTTGCTCAGATCATGTCGCTCTGCGAGGATATTGGATTGACGGAACAGAAACTCATCAAGGACATTGCAAAGAAAAGCGGCAACGGCGCCAAGATCAATGACATGGACGAAGGACAGCTGAAAACCCTCATTGGCGCCCTCAAGAGCCATGCAGAGGCAGGTAACGAGCAAGACAACGATGTATTCGAGGGAACAGAGGCGGAAGGGTCGAAATGACGCAAGTAGCCACCTGCAAGCCAAGGGGCGATGCGAATGGAACCATGAATGTTTAACCGCCTGTATGCTTGGGCCGTGTCAAAGGAAACCATGAATCAAGGACCTATCAAAAACCAAGACGAACCGAAACAGGACATTCATCGTGGAACGACACGGCCCTCGCTCGATCCGGGCCAGGCTTTACGTCTCCTCGTAGGATTATGTTATCAGGCCGAAATGCGCTTACTCCGTGACAAGTCGCGAATTCTGTTCGTTGCGATAACCGTGCAGCGGTTGTGCGGTAATGAGGTTCCTGCGGATGGGGCCTCCCTGCAAGCCCTTTGCGTTGCAGACAGAAATTGGACTACGGAACAGGTGCGGAACCTGTTAGACGAAATCGTCAGCGCGGGGTTGGCGCGTACATACACTCGGGCGGACCGGGAGTATGTGGAGCTGTCAGAGCGGATCTGGCAGAGGGGTCAGGAGCTGAACAGTTCTGATCTTCCTAGTAGTAGTAAGTTAGTAAGTAACTTACTTACTAACAGAGACGTAAACGACGTAAAAGAAACAACGACAAAGGAAGGCCCAGGTATCCATACGGACTATTACGAAGACTTTCTGATACCCAGGGATTCTGTTTTGAGACGCTTGCCGATTGGAGCGTTCGAGAAAGAAATCGCCCAATGTTCCGAAGCGGGTGAGGACTACGTTCCCATCATGCTTCAAGCGGTAACAGCCTTTTATGCCGTTGAAATATCCGGCAAGAGGATTGATCGCCCAGGGTCTTACCTGGGTGGGATCGTCAGGAAAATGCTTAAAGAGAAAGCAAGCGAACAGGCTGATGCAGAGGAAGGCAAAGTCCCTGAACGGAAGGATGGACTTTGTTCGCATTGCAAGGAGCGAGCCGTAGTGCCCAACCTCGAAGGCGTGTGCAGTGAGTGTTGGAAAGAATTGCACGCTACGGTTTCGGATGCAACCAGGGCGCAGATGGACAAGTTGCGTGAGCGGCTGACTATGGATAACACCCGGGGAACTGCGCCTGAACATGATGATACTTCCGCGAAAAAAGCTGATGCAATGGCCAAACTGGACGACCTTGCAAAGCGAGGCTGAGTAACATGCCAAGCAGCTATCACAGACGCAAGCTGGAATACAAATGCCGGGATTACCTGAAGCAACTCGGATACGTGGTGGTGAAATCAGGCAGATCTATTTGTCCTGACATAGTGGCCCTGCCCCTGGAGTGTCCTTCACGGGACGGGATGAACCGCTCTCGAAAGGTTCTGGTCATCGAGGTGTGTGCCAGGAATGGTCGGGCAAGCCACATACGCAAGTTGAGGGAGAGAAGGATAACAACGGAGGATTCCCGTGGCGCGTATCGCGTCGAGTTGTGGAAGTATGAAGCAATCAAGGCGAAATCGGGGAAAGTTCTTCGGTTTGCATTAGAACGAGAAATTGTGTGAAGGAGGCCGGAAGTGAAAGAAGTCAAGATCTTCTGCACCGAGTGTGAAAAGGAAATGCCGATGTCGGAACTTGGGCCCTTAACAATGCTCCTTTCGGGGAACCCACAAGTATTCAAGGCCACCGTTGAGCGCAAGCCAGGGAAAGATGCTAATGAGCGTCCCGAGGAGATCGAAATTAGCGCTACCGGAAGGCCATTGCGAGGACACGATTTTCCAAAGTTCTGGCCATGCGCGGATTGCTTTAATGGACTTATCCTGAAAGCGAAATTTGATATTGAATGAGCTACAGAGTGATCGCCTGGAGAGGGATGAAATTTGCTTTGGCAGAGCATCAGGATACTAAGCCGCACAAGGAGCTGCCAACGCTGTGGCCACTGGAACTCCAGGACTTCAAGGACATGACTGCCGATGAAAAAGAATTCCTGTTGCGTCAATTACTGGAAGTCAAAGCTGTATTCCCTGCGGCACAGGTTGACGGGAGCGTGCCTGGGAAGGGAACCGAGCCTCAACAAGCCCTGGCG